GCCACCGCCACCGATGTAGTTGCCGCCACCAGCACCACCACCGACGACCAGCACCTCCACCAAACCGGCCTGGCTGATCGTGATCGACCCCGAGCCGGTGAACTGGACACACGTCTTGCCCGACACCGTGGTCACCGTCGGTGACCCCGTGGTGGAGCTATAGGTGGCTCGGGCGACTCCTGCTTTCGCGTTCGTCAAGTTCCGTGGCTTGATACTGCTATTCAGGTTAACGTTTGATGCTTCACTCAGGCCCATAAGATCACGTTATCAACGCGTAGGAAGCGGAGAAAGCACAAGTATTCGCACTACTCGATATTCGAATGAACTTCGTATTCCCCAACGTCAACCCAACCGTCAGGAACACTGTGTCATTCGCCGGGACAGTGTTGTCATAAACAATCCATTCACTCGCCCCAGGTGTACCGGCAGAACCCATCACACCGATTCGGTAAGTGACAGCAGCGGCGGCAGTGTTACAGATAGCGATACTGGACACTACAGCGGTTTGTGAAGCGCTCGTTGAAAACAACGTCGCATACGTTCCGGTACTCGCGGTCCCTTGAACCTGAGCGATTGTGTAAGCAGTAGGCATATCATCCACCCATCAAAAGAAAAGAATCTAACCCGCTACTTGCGGCCATGCTTAACGCTGCTCTCGTTCGTGAATCCGTGATATTCGCGTTCGTGATTGATGTTGCGCCTGCCGCTACAGCGATAGTAGCAAGAGCGAGGCTTGATGCTGGTGTTGCTGGAGCGGATGGTGAACCTGCTGGGGTTCCCGCAACCACCTGTAGAATAACGTCATTGCTTGCGCCTGCGTATGCAGCGTCACGAACCGTTACACACACTTTGTCGATGCGGGGATTTGTTGGGTTCGCGGCAGTGACAGTCAACGTGGTCGCGGCATCGTTATAAGTTGAATAGATGCCTTGCGTCGCACTCGTTGTCCCATTAACCCACGCCCATCCAGCAGCCACCACCACACTCATCCCCGGAGTGCCTGACTCTGTGACCTGCATCTCGCTCGTACCGGCACCTACACCTTCAGTGCCGATAATCCCTTTCAAGCCGAGGCGATCATTCTCGGCTGTATGTGAACCGGCCTGTAGATACAGAGGCGGTGTGCGCATCGCCATCAGACATACCCGTTTCTGTAAGCCACCGTCAACGTCCCGGTGGAAGTACCGGACGCAACAATACCAATAGTTGTCGTCCCAGCGGGGAACCCGAACCAGTCTGATGTGTTATCCAGCAGGTTTCGGGCAGCGTAACCGTTTAATGTGACGGTTTTCGTGTCTGTATCCACCACGAGAACGTCAGCGGCAGCCAGCACCACATTGAACTTCAAGAACGTGCCGGTTGTGGAGTTGCTGATAATCGGCGTGTTCATGCCACCAGTGAGCGTGAATGTCGGGTACACGGTGACGTTACCGGCGTTCGTGAAACTACCGTAAGCGTTACTGGTGCCTGTTGAGTTGTTGTACAACAGTGGATACACACGGTTATAGGTTCGGCCTGATGTGGAACCAGGAGTCAGTACGCCACCTTGTGCCGCATCATCGTAAATACGAGGATCAGGAGCGAACAACTCCACGACCGCTATAGATTTACCGAACGTGTAATCCGGGTCGATCTGGAGGCTTCTACGGCGCACACGAGCCGATACACGCTGCAAAGATCTTCCCGGCAACTGGAACTGTAACGTCCCTGTCCCTTGCTGCTGGAACAACAGATTCGTTTTCAACTCAGCGAGATACGTTTGCATCGTCCCATTCGCGTCATTCATTATCTGAAGCGTGAACGTGATATATCGCCCGTTTAGGAAATCGCGCCCAGTCCACATCCCGTCACTGAACCCACGGTTATCGTCCTGAACCCGCAGGCTCGGCATGTCTTCCAACCCATCAACCTGCAAGATCTGTACACCGGCACCAGGCCCACCGAAAATCCAGCCATTGAACGCGAACTGATAGTTACTGCTCGGTGACGGCATTTCACATCACCCCAACTTTCAGGTTCCACGCGATCTCACGCCCGATCATGTACGGGTCAGCGTTCGTTTGCGCGTTCACCGTGATCACCGGGCCACTCCCACCTGTCACAGCCTGCTGAATCTCAGCCGGAACAGGCTGCCTACCCGTGAGCATATCTTTCGATAGAACAAACTCTTTCGCGTGGATCATTGCCATACCGCTACGCGGCACATACCCCCCATCAGCGAACTCAGGGATTCTCCCGCCCAAGTTCAACCCAAGCCCAGCAGGGAACGCTGCCTCGAAAGCAGCAGCATCAGCAGGAGTGAAAATCGGCCCACTGCTCGCTATCGCTTCCCCAATCGCCGATGGCGATGGGCCACCCGAATACACGGTTTGCACAGTCAATGTTGTCGTACGCCGAGATGCCTCTGCTAACCCATCCAGCGCACGCATCAACTGCTGATACTTTTTTCCTTCCGGCAGGATCTCTTTCATGAAGTTTTCCAGCATCGCCAACGCACTATTGATGCCAGTCTGCTTGAACTGATCCGCAGCCGCAGCCCCAACCTGCTGCCCGAGGGTACGCACTGAACCGACAGCATCATTGACCCGAGCAACATTCTGCGCCATATTCCCCTGAATCAGCGCATCAGCGATCTTCGCACCATTCTGCGCACCCATCGCGTAAATCTGATTCCACGAAGTCTCGTTCAACCCAGCGTTCAGCAACGTGATCATGTTCGCGCCGAACGCGGCAACCTTCTTCGACTGCTCAACAAACACATCAACAATGTTCGCGCCGGTTTCCTCCGCGACCTGCATCGCCTCATCAAGCGAAAGCATGTCGATCATGTCCCGACCAATCTGGCTCGCGTAATCCCGCTTCGCCTGCACCGCCTGATTCAAACCCATCACATACTTATCGAGGGTGCTTTGCCCAGCCTGATCAAGTTTCAGATTGCCGAGTTCAATCCCCTCAATCATCCCGTCAACAATATGTATACCGATAGGTTTCGCAGCCTCTTTAATCTTCTCCGTGCTACCGCCACCAGTCAGCCGGGCAACAACAGCCTTCCCGTAATCAGTTCCTTGCACCGAGCCACGCGTCCCCCCAAGTTGCGGATTAACGTAACCTAACCCTGGGACGAATGTGAGTCCGCGATCAATAGGCCCACCCCTTCCGGGTGCCCCGAAACTTCCCCCACCGAAAGCAGATGTATCGAAATCGCTCGGCCCAGCAGCAGCAGCGTAATACTGCGCCCACGCATCAGCGCCAGCATTCAACTGCTGCGTCAACGCATCAACACCTTTAGCGAAAATACCTAAAGGGGAAGTCAATAGGAGTGAGAAGAACTTGCTCGCGATCCCATCCGTGAAACCTAACTGCTTACCGAACCTATCAAGCGCACTAACCCCAGCATTCAACCCTTGCACAAGATAACCGAGGCCACGAACATTGTCGCCAATATTCTTACCCAGAGAACGAACGACAGGTTCAAGGTTTTTGATCGAATCCATCATGTCGTTCGTTGCGCCACTCGTACTACCTAGAGCATCCAGGAACCCATATCCGAACGATTCCTTCAACTCATCAAACGCAACCCCGAGTCGCTTAATCTGCCCCTCGTATGTGTTCGCGGATTTCTGCGCCTGCCCAGCGAACGTCGCACTCAAAGCAGAAGTAATCTCATTCAGATTCCCAGACTTCAACACGTTCTCATCAAGTTCAGGAACCATCCTGCGCAAAGCAGTCGTCTGCCCATTCGCAGCCTTCGCCAACGCCGACGTGACAGACTCCAGGTCCTTCCCGGTACCTGCCGACACGTCCATAGCCAGCCTGAGCAAATCCTGGGCCTGTGCAGTGTCTTTCGTAGACCGGAGCAGCACTTCCATAGCGGGACGCAACTTGTCGTCAGCGACCCCGTATTGCCGCTGCATCGCATCAATCATCGCCTCAACAGGGCCAACGTCATGCGCCATGCCGAGATTCGTCATCGTCTGCGTTAACTTCGCGACAGCCTTCTCATCCTCTATCGCGGCCTGCACACCCTCAATAGCCAACTTTGACGCGAACGCAGCAACAGCACCACCAGCCACTAAAGCGGCAGCACCAATCATGTTGAACGATTTCCCCATACGGCCAGACGCTGCACCTAACTGCGCCTCCGCAGCAGCCATCTTGCCTTGAAACTCTTTAATATCAGCGACGAGGCGAACCACCACTGGCGGCATAAAATCAACCACCGAACAACGCCTTCCTCCAGTAGTTCATCATCTCATCATGCGCCTGCCCAGCGGATGCTTCAAAGGCGGGACGCACATACGGGCGAGCAGGCAACGTAACCCCACGCCCAGCAACCCCACCGAGTTCCTGAATCCGCGAATACACCATCGTCGGCCCAACCATCAGTTCATATGAAGCAAACCCGAACCGTTTCGGTTCAGTCGTACGGACACTCGCACGCAACGCACCAGTGATAATGCTTGGTGGTTCGCCAGGTGACGACGGGGTAGGGGTACCAGGTCGATGCCTGCCCTGCTCACTCAACTTTTCTTTAATCGCACGCTCAACAACCAACCCAGCACGACGTAACGCCACAGAAGACACACGATCAACAGCAGCAGTCTTCCGTCTCAAAGCAGCAATCGCCGCATCAGCCTCAAACGATCCACTCAACCTGGCAGGCATCAGTCCAGGCCTCGCTCATCCACGAGAGCATCAATCGCCAGCATCCAATCCAGCCACACAGCCGGTGATTCACGAATCTGATCATGCGTCCAGCCGAAACGTTTCGCGATCTGATAATCGCGGACCTCGGTTGGCATCGCTACTTTCCTTTCGGGATCATTCCCCTCCAGCGACCATTTTATTCGCCGGAGGGTTCGGTAGGGGAGTCAGGACTCGGATCAGGATCAAACTCAGGGAACAACCCACGAAACAACGGTGCGACCGCTTCCGTAATGTCGCGCCTCGTTACCCAAGACAACTCACTCAAACCATCCGGCGTGATGGGTTCATCAAAAGACCATTCCCGCACCATTGTCGCCGCGAACACGTTCTCGAAATCATGGGCATCAGAGAACGACTGCGACTTGCTGCGTTTCAGCATGTCCTGCATGTCATCCTCACTCAACCCGAGTGCCGCAGCCATGATCGCTTTACGTTCCCGATCCTTAACCGAACGCGGGTCACGTAGCACGATCCAGCCGAAAGCAACCTCAACCTGCTCACTCATCCCGTCCACCAATCAGTTATGCGTATGTGCCTGAAGCCTTCGCGTTCTGCAACGTCGCCTTAATCGGTGAATACCCTCCAGTCGCACCAACATCCGTCGTGTTCGCCATACCGCGATACGTCACATTCAACTCAATATAATCTTTCGATCTTTCGACCCTCGCGACAGTGAACGCGCATTTCGTCATCTGGAACTTCACCTGGACCGCGCTGCTGCCGGTGCCGGAAGCGAAATCAATAGACAGTGTCGGCTGCGTATTATTCAGATAGTAGTTCAGTTGCGTATCGCTCTCCAGCACCAGCAGCAGGGAACCATCCACCGTTACCGGACCCGCGAACAACTGATACGGCCTCTGCGTACCATCCACCGTCATGATCGGTGTGACAGGTCGCTGAATATTGATGTTACCTTCAGCCATGATCGCCGTAACCGAACCCGCCAACGTGGTCGTACCAACCCATGACGGGACTGGGGCGACAGACGAGAACGACGCGGAAGGGTTCGCCGCAACACTTGACTGGAACCCAACAGCGCGAGCCGTATACGTCAACAACGCATCAGCAGAAAACTTCACATCCAACTGAGAAAACTGGCTGCCTGCGAACTGCCGAGTCGATCCAGCCCCAAGCGAATAGTAATCACTCAGCGTGAAAGTCGGTGGCTGCCCATTCGATGCCTGCGAGTTAAGCAATGCCATCGTATGCGTATACGGCGCTACCGAACCAGATGTAGCCACATCACCTAACACACCAGACAGCGCATACCCGATAGTGTCCGGGAACACATCACCGCTGAACTCAAACTCGCTATAGATCTTGCCCTGAATGACGTTATACTCATCCGTCATCGAACCACGCAGACCCTTATCATCAAGGTACCTGACGTTATCGAACGGAGTGATCGCCAAATACGGGATGAAATCAGTAGCGGCCACCGCAGTCGGCGCAGACCCCGGACTGGGGCGTGTCTCTTTAGCGATACCGAGATAACTTCTAGAGCGAGGCAGAGCCATAACTCACCTTCCTTAACATAGCCACGAATAGTGTAATCACGTCGTCAACACTTCAGACACCTCGAAACGCACGGCACCCCAAATCTCTGAAGCGCCATCATTCAACACGCGAGGCTCCCCATACACGCCAGCGAGTTCCCGCTCACCAGCCTCAAAAATCACCGGGTAATCATTCAGCCAGCGATCACTCCGTAAATGCGCCTTCACCCCATCAATAACCGAGTCGAAGAAATCCATCGCATCCTCGGCATGAGTCTCAACACTGTGGCAGAACACCTGCAACTCCACGGTGTAATGAACCCACTTCTTCCCTGATGTGGCCCCACCGATAGCGATACGTTCCTCATTCTCGCTAATAATGTTCGTGACCCCGACAGCACCAGACTTTGTCCCGGCAGCCTGCCCAGCGCGGAAATCAGGCCCAGGAATCCGCTTAGGAAACGACGAATAACACTTATTCAGCCCACTGACTGCTGGTGGTTGGAAGAACGCGGTAACAGCGGACCGAACGATAGCCCTACTCATCGGATACGCCTGAACGGTTTCAGAATATCTAGTGCAGCGTTATAGTCAGCGAGCGCGGAAGGATTCGCGGTCTGAAAAGTTGATGGGGTTAACTGCGTCATCACCAGCGAAGCGTTACCTCTCGCTTTCAACACTGCTGACGTGACATAGATAGCGGCCTGCTTCACCGCTGGCGGCAGAGCCGACACTGATATCCCTGCCGCATGGGCAGCAGTCACCGGAGTGCTGAGTGTTAGGTTCCCGGAACCTTGCGCCGCAACAAACGTGGCAGATACTTTACAGGTTTGCGTAGCAGCACCATCATAAACATTAAACGACATGCCGGGGAGAAACCCAGTCAAATCAGTCACCGGCAGCACTGATGCGCTCGCCGCTACCGAAGCAGACAGCACCGTATTCGGATACCCATTCACATACGTCAACGTGACGAACTGCTCCTGCGTGGTGGAGTAGTTCCCCGTGAACTGGATTGGGCCATTAAACGCTGACGAGAAACCCTGGATCGGGAACACGATACTCATGTTCTCAAACCAGCAATCCGCTGGAGAAACCGAAGCCATCAACGTTGGCAGAGGCCCATACGATAACGAAACGATCTCAGTGATCGGCCAATACCTAGGGTGAATCTTCAAGAACCCGCGACGATCAATCTGCGCACGCAGCGAATCCGTATCCTCAGTAGAAGCCAACACCTGGCCACAGTGCGAATCAATCCATGACGAGGCGCGAGCAATAACGTTCGCTAACTCTTGATCATTCAACGCTGAGGTGCCGCCACCAACCAGGTCATCAACATCAATCGCGGTCGGTGCCTGCTTGAACTCCGCAATCGTCACATACGGGGTACTGAAAAGATTAGTAATCGTCGTGATCGCGTTAGTCATCTAGATGCCGTCCACATCGCGAACACGTCTTGAAGAACGGACGAAACCCGCAAGGGCAAATGAAGCCTGCAGAAGCCCGAACATTTCCCAGCCCGACCGCTGTATACCCCGCCTCGCGCAGAGCCTTCACATCGGCCCTATCAGTCACATCAACGATCTGGCCGAACCTCTTGACCCTACCCCCACGACGCACATCCACTTCCCGCATCGTGTCATTCGGCGCAACCAGACGCATCACAAACCTCCAAGCCAGGGAGCGGCCAACCCGGACGGGATGAGCCGACCGCTCCCCAGCGATCAGGGGACTACGGGAGAGCGATACCCGTGATCGAACCATTCCATGCAGGTGCGTAGCAAACGAACGTTCCCTGCCAGTACGAAGAAATCTGGTACTGGAAGTCGATCACAGGCCAGTTGATGCCCATGTAATCCTGAACGTTCACGACCGACCACACGTTGCTCACCTGGGAATCAGGGATCGGCAGCGCGTAAGACAGGATCGCGGTGTTGCCCTGCGGCATCCAAGGATGCACCGTCATCGGCACAACCTTCCCAGTGACCTGGTTCTGGATCGCGGTGATCACGGAACCCAGCACAGCGTTACCAGTCTCATCCTGCTGGATCGTGAGCCGGTAGTTAGTGCTGTTGCTGTTCTTCAGCAACTCCGAGAGGTTGCTGCGGTCAGTGCCGTTGAACAGGATCTCATCCGGGTCAGCCTTCACGCTGCTGTACAGCGACGCGAACGCGGTCTGGAACTCACTACCGGGAGATGTGGCGTTGAAATCATCATTCAACACCTTCCGGTAACCGGCGTTGCTGCTGGTCACAATCGGCATGATGCCGTCATACCCAGTGGCGTAGGCAGACGTATCAACAGACGCCGAAGTGGCAGCAGTACCCGAGGTCGGCAGCGCACCCGTGATACGGAACACGTTAGAACCAGTGCGGCCTGCATACCAGAGTGCACTATCGGCAGGAGCGCCAGCACCAGTCCCGACATACACCCGATAACCGAGCGCACCAGTAACGCCACCACCCACCGTCACAACACCGACAGTGCCAGCCGAAGCAGACACCGAAGCGATAGATGACAGGGTGGACTGGCCGAAATCACCAGCGTCCGCAGTAACCTTTACCCAGATCGTGGTGGTCGCGCCACTGATAGCGGTCTCACCAGTCGCCGGGGCAGCAGTCGCAACCGTCACCGCAGTCGGTGAAGCAAGCGCACCAGTGAACACCGCGTTAGTGCCACGGCCCATCAGCAGCATCCGCTCCTCCAACAGCATGGATGAGTAGAGCAGCGACTGTGCCGACAGCGCACGGATATCCTGGAACCCTTGACCAGCGAACTGGGCAGCGAACGAAACGCTATCCGACACCCCATACTGGAAGTACGGGATGATCTTGTCGTCACCGGCGTAACTGATCTTCGCGCCACGGTTCAGATACAGGGTGTTGCTGGCACCGACCGGCGCAAAATTATTCTGCGTCGTCTCAGTGATACCGGGATGGAACACCCCAACACCACCAGTGCCGGAACCAGTAATACCAGTGATCCGCTTGTAACGGCGGCTCGTGCCCTGCCCCTTCTCACGAGGCAACTTGTTACGCAGCGGGGTGGGGCGTGGCGCGAGATACTTCGCCGGAGCCTCCAGATCGAACGGCACCAGGCCAGTCCCAATCGGGGAACCAGTCGAAGTGCCATCACCAATCGTAATGTCCTTGACGATCTCGCGGGAAGCCTGAACCTGCTGCTGAATCGAAGCCAGCGTGTCAGCACCAATCGCCTTCGCCAAAACCGGATCAGCAGCAGCCTTCTCCAGTGCGGCGAGCGCAGCACCAGCACCAGGCTGAACACCGGGGATATTCACGTTCGGGACGAAATCGCCACGCGCACCAGCATTCAGCGACTTGATAAGCGCATCCTGAAAACCAGCATCGCGAGATGCGAGTTCACGCGGATCGCTCGTCCCATACAACTCAGTTGCGGGAGGAACATTCATGACAGTTATCCGTTCTTTTCAAGGTCTGCGGCCAGGGCCAGATAGCCCTTAACCAGGGATGGGTCGGTAGAAGTGGCAGCCTTCTGACGATACGCGGCAGCCTTCACCAGATTCTCGTCCTGCTGAGGCAGGACAGCCTTCACAACAGCCCTAACCGGGCCACGGCTCGCGGACTTCTCAACCTTCGACAACCGCTCATCAATACTCTTGATGCTCTTAGCGGTGTCCTCCATGGAAGAACCACTTACCTTTCCTGCAGATCCTAGCATCTCTTCAATCCGGGCCAACGCCTGACTGATAGAGCCAAGCAGGCTCATTTCCTCCGAGATATGTTCATCCATCTCGGAATCCTCTTTACCGTCCATCATCTTCGGGTCAGGTTCCTTATTCATCTCCGACTCCTCAGATTCCTTACTCATCTCGGAAGACTCCGCAGCCATAGCGGTATCTTCCTCACTGGCCTCGGTTGTTTCATCCCCAACCGACTGCTCAGAAGCCTCATCCATCTTGCACATCTTGCACATCTTGTCGTCGTCAAGATCATCCGACTTATATGCCTTACCACAACTAGCGCAACGCTCCACGGCACTCTCCTTCATAACTAATGTTTCTACCTGTCGGAGATTGCCGCCGACAGATTTCGCTAACTCAATCAAGCAACTCGGGTTCGCCGGTCGATCCACCAGCGACACTTCAACAATCTCCCCATCAACGATCCGGCCACCAGGGGCAGCCTTATCCTTCGCGATCCGAGGGTCACGAATACCGATACTGAAACCACGCAACACCCCTGACTCCACCTTCATGACAGAGTTCGGGTCCACGACACGCGCAGTCACAATATGCTGCGAACCGTCCTGCTCCAGTTTCGTCGCAACACCAGCAGCAATATTGCTGTGCTGCTCACGGATATTCCCGTACTTGAACCATTCCGGCATCGCTCGCTCAAGCCAAGCCGGGTCACAGATCTGCTGATCAATATCTAGGGTGTCATCAGTAGCGACCCCAGTCACGATCAGGGTGCCGTCAGACTGTCGTTCCTTATTGATGATAGGTGCGAAGATCGCGGTATTCATGTTCCCTCTCGCAGCAGCCAGACCAAAGCATCCTCGGAGCCAAGCATCCATAGTGCGGCGAGCCGATGATGCCCGTCCACAATCACGAGCCTGCCGTCTTGATCATACACGTTCGCGAAAGCACGCCGTTTTTCTTCAATCGCGCCAGGGTTCAAGATGTAATACTCAACACGTTCCCTGCGGATAAACGGCTGGCTCGCATGTAACGCATCAATCGGGATAGTGGTGATTTTTGATTCCCGCCATAACTCATCATCAAGTATCGGTCTGTCAACGACAGGCCAGGGTGAAGCGATGAGGCCTGGTTTGATATCTGGCAGGTTGTCAAGATACGTGAGGGCCATATCGACTTGTGCACGGCCAGCCTTCACAACCTTCGGCGTGACGACCGCTGCGCTCTGCCCTAATATGCGAGCCACACCTGCCCAGTACTCATCCTCTGCTTGCACGCTGACACTTAAATCAACAGCCGTTTCCGGGTACATCGTTCGTTTACGGTTCGCGTACTTCGGGTCTGGCTTAACTGTGGCAGCCCACTTCGCCGCCCACTCGTTATGCCACTGCCCAATCGCTCGGGATTTTTCTTCTGGAGTCATAGGTATCGAATCCCATACCAGTCGGTTCCAAGCATTTCATCCTTACCTGGCCATGTTTTCAATCCAGGTTGATGCCCGATCATGGCAAGATCAATCGGCTGCGGGTAGTTATCGTAATTCCCGGTTTGCACTGCCTCTGCTATTCGCATCCTTATTTCATTAACCTGGTCAAGGACTTCTTGATTATTCGGATAGTCTAGTTCTAGGCTGCTTAATCTGG